GCCACCATCCGCAATGATATGGCCACCAAGACCGTGAGCAGCATCAGCGCACTCAATAACAGCGGAAAGCTGAGGGTAACCAACACCAGTTTGGATCCGTGTTGTGCAAACACTTCCAGGGCCAATGCCTACTTTAACAATATCTGCTCCATTTAAGATTAACTCCTCTGTCATTTCGCCTGTTACTACATTTCCGGCGATGATTACAATATTTGGATATAATTCCCTAAATTCTTTAACAAATTTTACAAATCTTTGACTGTAACCATTTGCAACATCAATACAAACATATTTTAAATTACCATCTGCTTGTTCATAAACTTGTCTAAATTTGTTGTGGTCACTTTCTGTTATACCTATACTCATAGCCACGTAATTAGTTCGTTCATACATATCTGTATCAAAATAACTTACTAATTCTTGTACACTATATGTTTTAACTAAACAAGTGAATAGACCACCTTCTGCTAGTTTGTCAGCGAGTTGGAAAGTTCCAACCCCATCCATATTTGCAGCCATAATAGGAACACCAGTCCAGTGAGGAATGTCACGAATCTGTTCCATTGACATATCTTCTGGCTTCCAGTTACGCCAGGTATATTCTCTATTAAGCTCTACTTCTTTACGACTACCTAGCGTACTACGTTTAGGACGAATAAGAACATCCTTGTAGTCTAATTTTACGTCTGCGTCTATTCTCATTGTTTCTCTCCGTAATTAAAACTTACTGATATTCTATCGGTTTTACTAAAGTTACCTTGCACACTGTGTTTTAACCAACTAGGAAAAATATACAATGCATTTGTTTTTCCTGCATATGTTGCTCGTGTACTTGTATAATAAGTTGTTTGTGCTATATCTTCAGGTATATGATACTCAGCGCCATCATTACGCTCGAACTGTATATTGCCTTGATTTTCGCCTGCTTCAACATAATAGACTCCACTTAGTACACTACCTACGTGATTGTGTAAATGATTGTAACTACCTGGAGGATTAATATTGATCCATAGGTTTTGTATTTCTAAATTTTTCATTCCTACTTGATTTGCACAAGTATTCATTTCGTCATTTAAAAGTTTTACCAGGCGATCAATAGCGTGACATTCTCCGCTTTTTATATCTTGACTTTGATATCCGCCAAAATTACTAATAGCACGACCTTGATTTTCTTTTTGCTTATTGTAAGCAAAGGACTTAACTTCGTCATTGTCAACTACGTGTATGACTGAGCTCCAGATTACACTAGGAAACCATAGTTCCGTGTGCATTGCCATTGTTTAATGCCTTCTATTCTTTTTAGGAGATGGTGCTGGTCCCCATCCTTCTGCTTCCATAGCTTGTACTTTTTTAAGCCAACGTTTACGTCCGGCAGCTTTTGCCTTAGCTCGTTTTTCACTAGGTTTAATGTACTGCTGACGGTCTCTAACTTCTTGGACTATTCCAGCTTCTTGGACTTTCTTTTTAAAAATTCTTAGTGCTTTAGTAAAGTCACCATTTCGAACTTCTACAGTAAGTCCTTTCTTTTGATCGTCGGATCTTTCAACCCTTCGATTATTTTTGTAGTTACGATTCAAACTTATCTCCTGTTATTTGTTCATACATCCAGTCTAGGTTGTATATTCTGTTTGTACTTAATGTATTATACACTAGGTGCTCGCCTTTTGTCAACCAGAAAACATTTGAATATCCCAATAGATATGAAACTATATCAATATGTTTTGGTGAAAAATTGTCTATGTCAAGAATAACATAGTTGCTTCGATGTACAATGTCTAACAACCATTTAATTTCCATTTCACTATCTGATTGTTCGTACATATATACATTAAGATTTTTATCAAAGTTTTCAATTAAATTTTGAAACTGTGACTTAGTATCGTCAGTTGGATAAATTAATGCGAATGTTAAATTATAGTTGTTTAACTTATCAGGGGGCGTAATTAAATTTATTTTAAGTTGTTTATCGTTTTCCATATAGAGCCATCTTTTTGTTCTTCATTCTGTATATAGCCCTCTTGTGTTTCTTTTTTCTTCTGAACTGAACCTTCTTTAGAAATAAAGTTCTTACTTTCTACATACCCTGCCCAAGGTACCTCGTCAATTTTACCGTCGATATATAATTGCTTAAAGAACTTTAGTGTTTGTCTAGGATTTTCATCTTTCCAACGTTGTTTAGCTTCTTGCCAAGTATCGTCTTCTTCTTGATCGTCTAGTTCTTTAACTCTTACTTCTTTTGATTCTTCCGAAAATTCTACTCTTTTTTTTTGAGTCTCGTCGTCAAACTCTTTGTCTAAGGTTTCTTGATCGACGTCTTCATAAGACTGTATTTCGTCTGGTTCCACTGGCTTAGTTGTTGCATCTGAATTGGTAGTATCATCTTCTGGTACCACGTCTCTATCATCTCCATCTGGAGCAACATCATCTTCTGTAGCATTTACTTCTTCCTCTTCTTTAGGCGGCGTAGAATTGTCAGGATTATAAGGAACGTTGTCAACTATACGCTGTGCTCTTGCTCGTTCGTATTCTTCTCTCTCGAGCCGAAGACGTTCACCGTTATCATCTTCAAGTTGTTTACGTCTAAACTCAAAGGTATATTGTGATGCGATTAGTAATAGTACTGCTAATGGATCAAACACAAAGATAATAATTATTATTACCCAACGTACAGCTTCTTCAAGCATATTATTATCTGCGGCTTCACCGTACACAAATTCAGCAATATATTTGATTGGTCCTACTTCTGCTTCTAATTTTCGATATTCTGATTCTAGTTCTATTTTCTCTTCTGTTAGTGTTTCTATCTCAGAAGATGCTGTTCGAACACGGTCTAGTTGTTCATCTATGGCCTTTTGTATATCATCTTGATTACTAGTATCGCCTAATTGATCGCGTAGTCTATTAATTAATATGTTAGACTGTTCAATTTGTCTGTCAGCATTATCACGTAATCTTGCTATTTCTTTACGTGCTGCCTGAACTGTCGGACTGTTGGCAGCGTCTTGTATTTTAGTTAACCATTCACCACGTTCTGCCTGTTTTGCTTCCTTCCAGTCGCCAATTTTTTCTGCTGTTTTTTTACCAAAGATGCCGTCTGCACTAGCACCAATCATTTGTTGTGCTTTTTTAACTTCACCGTTGTCTACATAACCTTGTAGTGTTTCTAGGTCTGCATCTATTTTATCTAATTCGTTTTGAAATAACTGTGTAACACTTGCAATTATTTTATTTTGTTCTGCAATAGCAGGTTTAATTCTTTCGTATGCTGTGTCAATACGATCTTGTTCTTTATCAATTTGACCTTGTATATTTTCGTCGGTGGCTGTTTCGCTTGACTCGAGTTGACGCACTCTATTTTCTGCACGACCAACAATACCTAGCTGCCTATCAATTTCATTTTGAATTGTTTCAACTCTTGCAATACTTTCTTCGCCTGCACTAGTTTGTTCAATATGTGCTTTTGACAAGAAACCAAAGATACCCATTGAAGTAATAAGCATTAGTACAAAAACTGCTACACCTAAATAAGTCCTAAGCCACCAGGCGGCTTGTTTCCAATACTTGTGTAACCACACTGCGGTTACAAGTTTTCCAATTTCTAGTACCCCACCCATAATCATAATGGGAACGGCCGCTGCCGCAAAGATTGCAACCAATCCTGCAACAGAGTAGTATATTGCCACTGCACTAATTGCTAAGGCAGTGATGAGAGTTAGTATAGCTAAGAACATATACTATTTAACCTGTTTAATGTAGTTCATTATATAGCCTTATATTCCTACCCAGCGCCATTCGTTCTGTGTACCACTACTTTGACAAGCAGTTTCTTCAAAATGCCGTGATTTACCTTTAACTGTAATCATACTATAAATTACACGGCAGTAACCACTGCTAATAGGATACCCGTGTACTGCTTTTACACTGCCTTTAGCAGTGTCTTCGTACCAATTGTATACTATCCCATAGTCGCTTTCTAAAGCGGCGTGTACTGCACTATTTTGCTTACGCTTTTGCTCGTCTGTTAATGTATGCCTTGACCAATCTAACACGTCAATTACAAAAGTAAGCGAACTTGCTCCAGGCGAATAGTTTGCTTTTGCACTTCTGTTAATGCTTTCACTTTGTTGTGGTAAAGTTCCACAAGCAGTGATGCTAATTAACAGTGCCGTTAATATTAAGAACTTCCCAACTACCATCGAGTTTCTCACAACGTACTCCTCTTACTTCTACTGTTGTATTCCATCGACGTTCAGGGTAAAAGAATTCTTCACACTTTGAGTCGATACCTGCTCTTGCAATTTGCATTTGTTGTCCAGGACGATCTGTACATTGTACAACTGTTGTACTACTTACGTTAGTACCGTCCTGTTTAACTATTGCTTGGTCTGTATAACAATATTGTGGAGTATAATCGTATTGATGATTACTAGCACATCCTGTTAGACCTAAAATTCCAATGCTAGTTATTAGAAGCAATTCTCGCACTTGCATTCTCCGCTACTAATGAATCAAAAACTGCTTTGGGCATTTTAAGTTTTACAAACGTATAGTGTTTGCCTGCGTAGATATAAGTTCCACGTTCTTCTTCAAGATGCTGTGTAATTGCTGTATCTGATACTCTGTACGAGATAGTAGTACGGGTAGTTTTTACATCGTTTACAAAATCTAATTTTGTTTCGCTGTTAACTAATCCGTTAATTCTTTTTGCAAAGTTATTCATTGAGATTGCATACATTTGTTCTTCTGCCGCTTGTTGATGAATACTTTCACCTGCGCCACACGCATATGCAAATTCTTCTTTCCACCAAAAGAATCCTTCAGCGCCTGATTGAGCGCACGAAGCATACCATTTTGGTTGTGCGTAACTATCACGTTCTGCAATAGTTGTTGTAGTTGAACAAGCGCCTAGTGTTAGTACAATTGCGCCTGCTGTTAAAGCCTTAGTAAAGCCTTTCATTTATGCCTCCATAAAGTGAGTTGTTTATTCATTATGTTTATAGTGTATGATCATTTTATTAAAATGTCAATAGTTTTTGGTAAATTAATCTTGTCGATAAAAGATGTGTTCGCCAATTCTACCAATTAGAGTAAAATGTCTTGACCAGTCAGGAGATACATATTTTGCGTGGTAGTGTGTTGCGCCTTCAGTTATACCTACAAAATCTCCATATGTCATCATATTATATGCTACGTGTTGTGATTCTACCCAAGCATCCATATTAGTAGGCCAATCACTCTTACCGTCACAATACCAACTGAACTGACAACGATTACGTATCATACGTCCGTCGGCATACTGTTTGCCTTGTTTTACTACAGTACAAATTGTGTTTGGATATCGATTATCTTTTACACGATTTAATACAACGTCAGCAACAGCCATTCGATCAGCACGATTACTGGAACGTGCTTCGTAATAAACGTTTTGTGCTAAACACCACATCTCCGGCTGGTCGTCTGCTGTAAACAATCCTTTGGCTTGACCTGCTTGTGCAAAACTTAAACTTGCTAAACAAAATCCAACTACTGTGATTAAATTTTTCATAATTATCTCCTCATCTTTGCAATTTCTTCTGCCTGTTTAGTGCCACGCATCACAGGAACAGCATTTGACTTATGCATTGTAGCAATACCTACAATAAGATCACCTGTATACTTTGGTGACTCTTTCTTAGTACCACCTGAACAACCTCTATTAAATGTACCGTTCTTGATTGCTTCTTCCATTGCAGAAGGAATCTTAGGATCATTTCTACGCCAAGATGTATCTGGTGTATATGTGCCTCTACTTTTTACAGGGGCTTTGTATTCACCACGAACATACGAAATGTAGTCGTCTACTGTGTTGTACTGTAATGAGTGATTGTTTGCTCGACGCATTGCTTTGTTGTGCTTGCGCCATTCGATAGTATACCTTTCGATATCTTTTTGTGTTAGAGGCTTTTTCTTACGCTTCTTAGTATTGATGGTACTAAGGCCTCTTGCTAAATGCATTGTCATTGCCTACTCCGTGCCTATATTATAGTAATACTATAGCACGGGTAGGCTACAATGTCAAACTTTATTTTGCCAAAAAGTTACTTTTTGCCTTCCATTAGTTTTACGGCAGCATCATAATCTTCTTGTGCAATTACACCTTCACGAAGCAGTTTCATTCTGTTGGCCAGGTGCTTTGTTTGGATTTCTTCTTTTGATCCGCCAAAATATGCTACAGCGTGTCCTTCTTCAACTAGGATGTCTGTTACTAACTTGCCGTCAATTTTAAAATCTCCTAATACACGACCAAACTTGCCTTTCATATCTTCGCCTTTGCGATCTTCTGTAGTAATAAGTTTTGCACCATTTTTCATAAGTTCTTTTAGTCTTGCTTTGGCTGCTTCACCAAATAAGTCTTCTACTTTATCTCTTGTTCTTGATTCAGGAGTATCAATGCCCATTATACGAACACGCTCGTCTGTTAGTGTTACTCCAAATCCTAGATCAATATCTACATCTACTGTATCGCCGTCTACTACTTTAATGACTTTTACATCATATTCATTCTTTTGCATTTTATTTCCCTCGTTGTTTATTCATCTAAGTTTAATGCTTGATCGCCCCATTCTTCCATTATAAACTCTCCAAATGCTGTTCCGAAGAGCCACATAAATGTTAGAATTATTACTCCTACACATATTATAAGAAGCCATACTAAAATTTTTATTATAATATGTTTGCCTTCCGTCCAATGTGCTACTTTCTTTATTTTGTTTTTTACGCCGCCGAGCAGATACTCTCCAATAACCCAACGTGCTAATCTCATTACAATTAGTATTGGTGAACTTAGCACATCAAACAATATTAAGAATAAGTCTACACTAGCATCTATAATATTGTCAACATTAAACCAATTGCGAATACGTTCAACACGTTCTTTGCGTTTTTGCTCGCGCTTGTCCATTTGCCCTGCCCTTTATATGCTAACATTATTTAGTCATAAAAAAAGGCCCGAAGGCCTTAATTTATTCTATTGCAACTAATTAAAATGCAATATTAAATTTGACTTCAATTTGCTGTTCAGCCTCATTTAAGTCTTGATCCATTTCGTGTCTTATTGCGACAACAAAATTAGATTTTTCAGATACTGGAAGTTCTACACCCAGTTTAGCGTAAGAGTTTAATCCCGATACATCTAGGAAGTCGCCTTCATATGAAACCCAGTCATAACCAGCTTCCACAAATGGAACAATTTTGCCAACTGGTATTTTCACACCAACGAAAGGACTAATACGTACTTCGTCTTTGTCATAGCTGTCACCTAATGTGTAGTGAGTTTCGAAAGTTGCATATGGAGTCGCGCCAGGCAATGAATAGAAAACGCCTTTACTTGCTGTAAAACGGTAATCTTCTAATCCATCTTTTTCAATGTACTGGAGACCAAGGTCAACTAGATTTCCATTCGTGTTTATTCCAAACACAATTGAATCGTCTGCAAAATCAAAATTTGATCCTGTAAAAAGACTTACTCCAAACTTCTCACCTTGTGCATTAATTGCATAAGAGTGATTATCAAAATCTTTTGCTGAAGCACTGCTTACAGAAAAAGAAAAGGCCAAAACGGCCAACATCAATAAATTTTTCATAATAATTTTTCCTTATTTTTGTGTTGTTGTGCATTGCACGATCAACATATTATTTATAATTAGTGAGTAATAATGTAACAAAAAGTGAACTAAAATTAAAATAAAAAAAGGGCGACACAAAGCCGCCCTAGTTAAAAAGTATATCTTATATTTAGAAGTTAAATGATACACCTATTTCAATTTCACCACGTGCTTCTGTATTAAAGTCATATGATGTTTCTCCGTATAATGTCATTGCACTTGATACTGAATAATCTACGCCCATTTCGAGTAATGGTGTTTGTCCATCTTCTAAAATGTTGCTTAATGCAAAATCACTACCTGAAGTATGATTTGTTTCGTAAACTGTAATTGGTGCTTCTGCCCAAAGTGCCAGTGGGCCAGCTGCTGGTGTCCAACGAAGTTCTGGTTCAATAGTTACGTGATTAGTTTCAGCATCTATTTTGTGGAATGCTTTTGCTTCTGTGTTAATTTCTAGACCATTGCCTAGGTCTGCTGCCATTACAGGCGCTGTAGCCATTGCGGCTACTATTGCTAGTACGATTGTACGCATTGATTGTTTCCTTTTATTATTTTTATACGTGTAAGCGGGGTGGGATTTTGTTGCTCACTAAGTAATTATCGTAAATTACAAGATATTTGTGTAGTTAAGAGTGTATTTTAGCTGATTTGCAGAATAATAAAAAAGAGTGTTACATCTCTGCAACACTCTTAATGCTATGTTTGGTAACAAGGTCTAACTACCTCGTAGTAGCCCTTAGGCTGCTAATGCGAAGTTTTCGTTTGCTTCTATTTGTTTTCTTGCGATAACCGTGCTTGCGCCGGGCAACTCCACTCTTCTACTAATCCGCCTGTCGATCCTAGTTCAGCCCCATCAAAAATACATTCTCAGTTTATCAGTCTGTTGCTTAGTGCTATACACCTAGCAGAATGTATTTTTGGTGGAGCTGTCGGGTACCGCCCCCGAGTCCAGCTCGTCGTTTGAATTGCTTCAACGTTACAAGTATATTTATAACACAGAAATTATTATATGTCAACCTAAAATCAAATCCATAGCAAACTTTTTGTCTTCTATATCTTCGGCAGTTAAGCCCTTGTCTTCTTTTTTAGGCTTAATAGGTTCTAACCAACTGTCTGCAATGTATGCACGTGGTGATGGTCCAAGCATAATACTTAAATCTTCTGCTTCAATCCACCAAAAGTTATCTGTAACAGCAGCCTGGCACATCATTCCGTTAAAATGAAAATGTGTACCTCTTTCAAAATGTCCAATAAGTTCAGCAACTTTTACAATGCGCCCAATGTTCTCAGGACGTACACTATATTTTATAACTGCTAAATCACCTTGTTTACATTTCATCTTTTTTAACTTTTTCGTATTTTAATAATAATGCGTTAACTTCGTCGGTTTTGCGTAGTATGCCATTGTTGTCTACAATAAAAACATCGCCTGGTTTGTACAAAGGATTTTGTTTCTGCCCCCAGCTACCGTCTTTTGCTCGACCCATTACTTCGCCTGGCCAATCACCTTTAACTGTAAAACTTCCGTCTGGAAAACTTTCTACGTTATAATCAATCCACAGCATCAGCTTTGACTCGAGATTCTAACTCGGCAACTGGATTGCCTTTATATTCAAAGTAACCATTAGGCCCAACTTGATAAGTTGCTCCAATTTCTAAATTTACTTCGTCGATGACAAAAAATTTATCGTCTAAGTCTTTTTCGGATAAAATTCTAAATCCGTTTTCAAATTTGTGTAGTACTAGATCTTTATGTAACATTTCAGTCTCCCATATATGATTATGACAGTATTTAGTTATATACGTAGATTACCATATACCTAAGTTTCTGCCATTACCTGCAATAATACTAAAACAAGTTATTATATGCAATACGATCCAAAAAGTTCGAAAAGCCAAAGCCTTCTTTACACTTGATTGTGTAATTGGAAGAAACTCCGGCTTGTCGTCGTCTGTTAATCCAATGGGCATTCCAACTGTTCTAGCCCAAGTTTGTAGCCAGCGTCGTTGCCCACTCATTACATACTATTCTTTTTTTCTTGGATTTCTTTTCTACGCTCTTTTGTAAGTTTGCCTAGATCACCTAGTGCTTTTCTTGCTCTTGCGGCTGCGGCTTTTACGCCTTTGCCTTCAAATGTTTCGTGTTCTACTAGATAGTTATTAAATGCTTGTACGATTTCGTCGTGATTTGCCATTATATTTCTCCTATTGTAATTAATGTCAATATTATTTAATAAATGTGCGTTTAAGGTGTTTTAGATGTGGTTTTTAGGAATTAGCAAAAACATTGTTAGAACCAGTAGCTGCCGCATTTGGAACCCACGAACCGTGACCGCCGGTTGCGTCACCTTTACGATGTACAGCTATATTATTTGCAAATACATTTGCACTGCCTACTTGTGCTGGATCACCACAAACTGTAGTGTCACCTATCCTTACAGTTGCTTCGTTATTAGTGAACACATCAGGAGATCCTTCGTTATAACTAGTTTGATGATATGGTCCCGGGCTAGGTGAAGCGTGTCCTTGGTGTACATCTACGTTTGTTCTTACTACTTCTGGCATTACATAACTCCTACAAAAATTTCAATAATTTTTACATCTAAAGAATCGTTAGTTTCAATTGCTTTACCTATCATTGCTCCGCCTATAAACTTGTCAGTTGCTACTGCTACACCTGGAACATCACTTGCTACTAATAAGTCTCCTTTACTTACAGGGCCAATTACCTTACACGGAATACGACCTTTAAGTGCAAGAGGTTGTCCTTGTGCTTCGGCATTTAGTAAGTAACCCGGCATAGTACTTATAACTCCTGCAACTTGAATACTAGCATAAGAAGTTGTTTGAGTAAGTTCTTCGGCACCGCCAAATTCTACAACAGTTCCTGGTTCGTATATTCTATCAGTAGAATAAATTTCAGCTAAGTCAGCATAATTAGCTGTAGTTGCATTACCACTAAAGGTGCTTGCTTTAAGTGTTGAACTACTAGGAACATAACTTAAACCGTCAACTGAAGTATCGTCCATCTTTAGATCTTTAGATCCGGTAGTACCACTAGCAAATACTGGATAGAATGTACCACTGTTGGTACGTTCTTCAGTTACTGTTATTTGTGTTGATGCGGCACTTCCTGTTAGTGTAATTGTATTGCCGTTTTGTGTTGCTGTAACAGTGCCTCCACCTGCAATAGTAACTGTACCAGTAGTTTCGCTGCCACTTATGCCTACACTAGTTACAGTATTAGTGTCTGTAAACAATGCACCTGCTGGCACTGCTGTTTTAACATTATCAAAAGCCCAGTCTGAGCTTATGCTTGTTGTAGTTGCTCCATTAGTAGGTGTAGAAGATATAGGTCTAAATGTATTAGTATCAGTAAATAATGCATTCGCTGGTACTGCTGTTTTAACATTGTCAAATGCCCAGTCTGAGCTAATTGCTGTAGTTGTTGCTCCATCAGTTGGGGTACTAGATATTGCAAGTTGAGTGTTTTCCCAAGGTACATTAACATACATCTTACCGCTTGATAATTCAACTGGATAATTCTTACCATTTTCAGTATATCCAACTTTAACTAGTCCTAGTGTAGATCCTGTAGCAGTTGAATACGTTGTATTTGTAAATGTAAGTTCAGTACCGTCATTTTGAAAAAGTGAAAGTGTGTTACCAATTATTTCAGCTTCTACTATATTTTCATTTGGTAGTACATACGTATTAGCATCATTGGTACCTGTATAACCTAAATCTGCCAATGTACCTAAATCTTCAATACTAAGTGTTTTAGATGTTACACTTGAAACGTGTCCAAAATTGTCAAACTCTATACTTTGAAGAACAGTATCATCAGCAGTGTTAGTTTCGTCCGATATAGTGCTTGTAGAATGTGATATTGTTATTGTACCACCTGAAACATTTCCGTTTACATCTATCTTGTCACTTCCTGCAAAAATTACATCTTGACTACTAGTGCCGTCGTCTAATCTGATTCTAGTTTGATCAGCAGCGGCATCACCTGTATCATTGAAGACATTTAATGCGTATTGAGTATCAGTACCACTTATAGTAATTGTATTTGCGTTTTGTGTAATAGCAACGCTGCCGCTGTCTGCTAGTGTTACTGTTCCAGCAGTTTCACTACCACTTAGGCCTACACTAGTTCTAGCAATACTAAATGTACCATTAATACTATTATAACTAATATCGCCTGCGCCAGTAAACAATGCTCGTATATCAGCGTCTGTTCGTTGTGCATCAGCACTAAATGAAAATACTCCAGTAGTATTGTCGTATGACAAATCTCCAGAAGCACTAAGATCTGTAAGTGCAATAAAATTTGAATCATTAGATAGATCACTAACTGCTGTTGGTATATCGCCACCGACAAATTGTCCAGTTGCACTGTTGTATGATACACTGCCGCCACCACTAAATTGACTTCTAATATCAGTTGGTGTTACTCCAGTGTGTGTAAACACTCCTGTTGAACTATCATACGCTAATGATCCGTAACGAATACCAGCAGTATTTGCAGCACTAATAAATCCTCGTACATCGCCGGCTCCTACTTCTCCAGCAGTAAAACTCATTACGCCAGTTGTGTTGTCGTAACTTAAATCACCACTTGCACTAATCATTTGTCTAATATCAGAAGTTGGCGTTCGAGTATAAGAAAATACTCCAGTGTCAGCATTGTAACTTAAATCACCACTTGCACCAACTGCACTTCGAACTTCAGTAAAACTAGGACCAGTATATAAAGCAATACCAGATGCACTACTATAAGTTAACGATCCAAGGTATGTTTCGTCTGCATCACTTGCTGTTTGAGAAACTGCTATTGAACTTCTTGCGTTAGAAGTAGTAAATTTTGTTATGTTAAATTGTCCAGTATTAGAGTTGTATGATAAGTCTCCTCCAGCACTAAACAGATTACGAATATCTTGATCTGTCTTTTCACTAAATTCTATTTGACCAGTTGCAGCATTATAAGTTATACTACCTGTTACACTAAATGCACCGCGTATTTCGTCTATAGTAATACCTGTATATGTAAATGCCCCATTATTATTATCGTAACTTAAATCACCATATCGAGTATTACCGTCACTAGTAGTAACTGCGCTGAGATGTGCCCTTACTTCCGTTGCACTAGGTCCAGTGTAAGTAATTACACCTGTACTATTGTCGTATGCTAATGAACCGTCGCCACCGCTATCTGTAACACTTATTGATCCCCTAGCTCTACTTTGTGTGAACCACAAATTAGTCGGAGTGACATCTTCTGCAATATCATCTGTTACTAGTGTAATGCTGTTATCTACATTTGCACTCCTGCTGTTTACTTCAAATGTTTTACTATTGGCATAAGATTCAACATAATCTTTGTTGGCTGCATCTGTTCCACTTACTGGTGTTCCAACTCTATTAATTAAATTAGTTGACATATCAAGATTACCAGTCAACGGTTGTGTTGCTGTTAAGTCTAAATATCCCGGACCAATTTTAGCAGGAACAACTTGCCCGGCGTGTGTAAGTCCTAGCCTTCTGTTTACATAACTGCGTACTGCACTTTCAGTTGGTACAGTATCACTAGCATTATCAGTCATTGCATCGTCAGTTGAGAATTCACTAATTGCAACACCACGTTTAAATCCAATGCCGTCTAAGTTCGAAAGAGCAATACTTGCTGAGAATGTAACTGTACCTGTTCCTTGATCAACTTTAAAATAATCTCCAACTCTAAAGTTACCATCTTGGTCGGTGGTTACATAGAACACTCGACCTTTGCCTTCCTCGACTACTTCTTTTGATTGTTGAGCAGCAAATTCTGGTGCACCGTATATTTCGTTTGGATAGCTCGATGTTTGATAGCTACCAGTGCCAATACTAAGCAAGTCGTGTCCTGTAACTCTTAGTGTACTAATACCTACAGTAATCCTAGCAACAGTATCTGCAGGAACGCCAGCTCGCATTGTAGGAGCGTCAGGGTATACACCAAATGATCTTGTTAGTGCCGGTGTTACATCTACTTCTGCATAAAGTTGTCCTGTAGTTGCTTTGTCTCTGTATGCAGTTATTTCGTGTATTGTTCCATCGAAACCAAATTTATATGGTTTACTATTGGCAATTGCTCCTTGTATTCTCGCTGCTTCATTAGCGTCAAAGTCTACGTCTAAACGTAAAGTAGTATCACCAACTTGCCCAGATCCTGCAACACTGCCTGCTGTATCGTCTAGTACTAATTTAACATAATCATAACTTTCACGAAGTGTAATACGTGCTTCGCCTTCAGGCAATCCTACAACATCATATGCTAGTACACGGTATACTTTATCTGGATCATCGTCATAAACTAATGCTGTACTAGGACGAGTTGGATTAACATCAATAATGCCATTATACTTAACAACTTGGTTTGCCCGAATAACAGCAGATGTGCCGTCGGCAATATCTACTTGTATACCAGGATTGTCTGGAGCACCTTGTGCAATGTTTAAAGAGTAAACTTGAGGACTTGTTCCATCAATTGGAGTTATATTTGTTACTTCATATCTGTTTAGGTAAACCGGATCACCATTTATATCATTAGCGCCATTGTGATCAATTTCTATTTCACTTACGTTAAATGGTGCATAATCTGGATTGATAATATATATTACCGTATCACCTCTTTGATTAGGATAATCTCCGGTTGTTTTTACCGTAGCAATTTGTACTACATCTTCTGCTACAAATACTTGGTCGCTTACTTCTAACGGATCACTACCTTTAGCAACAAGAGCAAAGTCACCGTATGCTGTTGAACCGTTTAGTGAACGTATGTCTGAACCATTTTCTGCTAGATAACTTACGTGATTATAATAACAGAATACACTAACTAGTTCACACCGTGCATTGTTGGTTGTGTATACACCATAGCCTAAATCATTTACTTGCGTAAAGTCATTACCAAGCATACTGATGTTACCAGCAGTAAGTAATTCTATGTTATAGGGCACCGTAGGCAACGCTACAGCAGTCTCGTTTACAATTTGATAGTAAGAAAGCTGCCAAGGTGTTGCAGGGTTTAATAATAGTCTATACTCGCCTGCACCTACACCAACTGTGTCTGCTTTGTCTACTTGAAAACGTGAGCCGTTGATAAAGAAACTAGTTGGAGTTTGTGGCTGTCTAAACACATTATCAATAACAATTTCAGTTGGACTGTTTATTTGTTTAATACGTGCATCTAAATTACCAGCAAAGCCGTCAATAAACATACCCCCACCGAATAATACGTCTGGTGCTATAGACTTTGAAAAACTTGATGCTGTTTGTGTGTAAGGAGATTTAGTAAGTATCTGTCCTTCTGGATCTAACACTTCCATAAAGCCGCCGTGCCCTTGTACACTGATGTTTCGTATAATGGTTGCATCATTCATTAGGAACACATCCATATTGTCATTGTCTTTAGGTGCGTTAAAGTTTCCGTTTATTATTTCTACTACAGAGCCAATTAAATCCTCAGCAACACTTTGTTCTGAACTTTCTAATAATGCACTTACTTGTACTTTTAAATGATTAATTGCTGCGGCAGTTTCTGTAACTTGATCTGCTGGCAGCTGACCTTGATATGTAAGAGCTGCAAATAGTGTTTCTTGATATCCACCGTATAGCATATCTAACGCTGTTGCATCAACAATGTAACCTACATCACGTCTACACTTTGCTTCATCGTACACTAAACTAGGATAAGTTGTAGTAATAAAGTTTATAACACTATCTTGTAGTGATTGTTTTATTGCCATTGTAGACAATGTTTTGTATGCTTCGTCATAGTCACCAGGATTAACAGCATATGTATAAACATTATTTGTACGATCAGCTAGATAATGTGCGCCGAATGGATTATCACCAACTACTAACGGATCTAATCCAAGATGCTCTGCTCCACGCTTAAATCTTATATTTGACCACGGACTAGCACTTGCGCCAGGACGAGGTCGTATAATACTACGTCTAAACTCATCGCCTTTAATTGAAGTATTGTTTGGAACTTTTATTGGAAAATGTTCAAAGTAAACACCACTTTCAACTCTAATTGTTATTTCAGGATACTCTGTCCCAGCTGCTTTATATTCACTATATGGAACACCCGGAATTGGATTACCAAATTTCAATTGTTCATTAGTTACGAATGTGCCTTCTTCAACCTTTATAATTAACTGATCTGCTGTTTGGCCAGCATTTACATTATATTCTTCAATAATACCAACTGCACCACTAGTTTGGCCAATTACTCTAAATCCGCTGCGAAGTTCAGTTCGAGCATCTAATTCACTGGCTCCTTTGAATATTGCAATATCTTTAAAATCATCAACATCACCAATTGATACAATGTACGAACGCTTCTGTGCTACTTGACTGTCGTATGTGATCCATTTTTGATATGGTCCTAATCCTTTTGAAGCTCTGTTAATTACTCGTTCGGCTTCTCTACAAGCAGCGTTTATACTCGCAAATGCTGTTCCTGGTGTACGACCTCTTTTAACTCCAAATATATTATCATCACGTCCGTTAGGTGAAACAAATAATACATTAGTACTTGTTTGGAAAGGGGTGCTTGCTACTAGATAATAATCTGAACCGTCCGAGTATTCTAAACTTTGTGTCGCTGTATTATATCTAAAAAGACCGCTCGATGCCAGAGGTCTTTCTGCGGTGCCTTGTAAAGTTAATTCAGTTAAATTACCTGCATCATCAACCTTTATTTTGTCGCCAAAAGCAGGCTTGCCACCTGCTGTTTCGCTATCACCTATATATAATTGATCGTTTTCGGTATCATAGATAACTTCGCCGTTAAGTGGCGTAAAAGTTTTTCTATCAGCTGTTGGGCCTCGCCTAACAAGTATACTACCGTGTTCTGGATCTGACATCTATTAATCCTCTATTAGCGGACTGTTTGGTCCGTATATAATATTTGGATCGTATGATGCAGTACCCTGTAATGGTATAGATCCGCCGTCAAAGTAATTTGCTGGTGTATGGTTCAAAGCCTGCCCGTCAATTCTTGAAACTTTTGATACATAACCGGGATTAAGTTCTCCGGCATCTAGTGGCGGAATATTAAAGAAGTTATTTGTGTCAAATGGAGCACCACGTCTAATCATACTACAATCCTTTGTAGTATTTATCGGACTAGACGAGCGAGTTGTTAACTTAGTGCTATACCAGTAGTTGTTGACGTATACTGTTTTGCAATTTCTTCTTCAGTTTTTGCAACACAACTTACTGAGTGTGCTTGAAGAGAAAATTTAGCATCAGGTGATACACCAAACATAAATGGTGCTAAGCCTAGACCTTGTTGCTGTGCAATAAGAACCATTGGCTTATGCAGTTTGAATGTTTTATCGTTTTCTTCTTCCAGGCGAGCTACTAATTCTTCTCCTGAAGTTAACTTAAAAGAGACAGTGTCTCCAATTTTGTATGGGGTTTCTAGTAACATATTATAATGTAAATCCTGTACCGTTGTATCCGGTGTTATCAATGTATTCAACCATTTGTTCGTAACCACCTACTTTTTCTGATCCAACAATAATTTGTGGGAAAGTTCTAGCAGTTGGAAACTTTTCAAATAGTTCCTCTTTAGTAAAATCAACATCAAGTTGTTTGTACTCAAATTTGTATTGTCTTGTTTCGCACAATGCTTTTGCTTTTGTGCAACTAGGACAAGCTGGCTTGCCGTAAATTGTTATCATAATGAAAATCCTTTGAGGCTGTCTTTATTAACATCCTGTTTAATACCACCGATGATATAACTTTCAACTTCTGTCTCTTGAGGTGCAACTTGCAATCCTGAGCTAGACAACCAATGCTGTGTCCACGGTAGCGGGTTAGTATTTACTGGGGCATCAAATATAGCATCCATTCCCAGCGCCTTGAGTCGTCTGTTAGCAATATACTCTACGTACTGATGTAACAATGTGTCATTAAGTCCAATCATTGAACCATCTTTAAACAAGTAGTCAGCCCAATCCTTTTCTTCTGCAACACACTCACGCCATAAGTCGTATACATCTTGTTCACACTCTTTTGCAACTTTTGCCATTTCTGGATCGTCTTTGCCGCTTGCCCACAACTTCAATATGTGTGTGCTTAGTGCTAGATGTTGTGCTTCGTCACGAGCAATCAATGAAATAATCTTAGCAGATCCTTCCATAAGTTTTAGTTCGCCAAATGCAAACGTACAAGCAAAACTTACGTAGAAACGCAAGCCTTCTAGAATGTTAACAGTCTGCATTGCAAGATAAAGTTTTTTCTTAACATCACGCATATTGCCTTTACCACGATGTATATACGCATCGGCGGCTTCTGTAAATGCATCATAATGCTTAGTAACACTTTGCGCCCTAGCAATAATTTTTTCATCATCTAAAATAGTATCAAATACTTCACTTGGGTCAGCATATACATTCTTCATAATATGTGTATAGCTACGTGAATGGATTGTTTCAAAGAAGTCCCAAGTAACAATACATCCTTCTAGTTCAGGAATAGATACGTGTGGCAAAAATGCTAAACACGGACCACGTCCTTGGACACTGTCGAGTAGTGTTTGATATTTTAAATTGCTTGTAAAAATATGCTTCTGCTCTGGTCGAAAGTTAGCAAAGTCAGCTCTATCTTTTTGTAGACTTACTTCTTCAGGTCTCCAAAAATAACCAAGCATAGTTTGGTTAAGTTTATCAAACACAGGAAACTTAAACACATCATATCTTTGTGTATTTTGGTCTTCACCAAAAAACATATTCTGTTTTGTAAAGTCTACTTTTTCTTTATTAAATACGGTCTTTGCCATCTTACTTCCTCTATTTCTCTATATACAGTATGCACTATAATTGCCCTTTTGTCAATGATTAAATTGCACACGCCTCGCACTCTTCTCCATCTTCTAATTCACTTGTTTCAAGTTCTACTTGTGGAGCTTCTTCTAATTCACTTGGATCTTGTTTGTAATCGTAAGTGTTTTGATAATAACTTGTTTTCCAACCATATTTGTACGTGTTTAGTAAGTCTCCAATCATTACACTCATCGGCACTTCGTTGTTCTCAAAGTGTGTAGGGTTATAACTCCAGTTACCACTAATTGCCTGATCAAAGAACTTTTGCATCACCGCAACAATATTAATATATCCTTCGTTACTAGGCATATCCCATAGTAAACTATAGTGATTCTTTAAAGTTTGATACTGCGGAACAATCTGCTTAAGAGGCCCTTTCTTTGACTTCTTAACGGACAAGTAGCCTCTAGGAGGTTCGATTCCGTTAGTGGCGTTTGACACAACGCTGCTACTCTCCGATGGCATCTGTGCGGACAATGTGCTGTGCCTAAGACCGTGTTCCTTAATCTGTACTCGTAAAGTCTCCCAATCATACTTTAACTTGTTCTCCACAATACTATCAACATCTTTCTTGTATGTGTCAATAGGAAGGATGCCGTCGCTGTATTTAGTACGGTTAAAGTATTCACAAGCACCACGTTCTTGTGCAAGTTTATTAGATGCTTTTAACAAATAATATTGGAATGCTTCTGACAACTCGTGTACCGCCTTCCAGCTTTTAGAGTCTTCGTATTTTGTTTTATTTTTCGCAAGGTAATGTGCTAAGCCAATATACCCTACTCCTAATGAACGTCTTGCTTTAGTACTAATCTCAGCCGCTTTAATTGGATAACGCTGGTAGTCAATAATTTCTTCTAGTGCTCTAACTGCTAATTCACATAATTCTTCTAAGTCGTCTAACTGTCTAATCAATCCTACATTAACAGCACTAAGGATACACAATGCAATTTCTCCATCTGGATCATCAATATGATTAAGCGGCTTAGTTGGAAGTGTAATCTCTTGACACAAGTTACTCATATAAACTTTGTCTTTAAACGAACTGTGTGTATTACAGTGATCAACATTCATAATATAGATACGTCCTGTTTCAGCACGTTCTTTAACCAGCGCACTAAACAGTTCCATTGCTGGTACTACTTTCTTTTTAATACTGTAGGCACGTTCGTATTTCTCATACATCTCTTTAAACTTGTCTGCGTCACCAAAGTATGCTTCATACAATCCTGGCACATCGTGCGGCGAGAAAAGAGTTATATCACCACCAGATAACAACCTTTCATACATAGTTTTGTTTAACTGTATGCTGTAGTCTAGTTTACGTACTCTGTTGTCCTCTGTACCTTTGTTGTTCTTTAGTACAAGGATGTCTTCGATCTCTTGATGCCAAAACGGGAAGTGTGTAGTAGCACTACCGCCACGTACTCCATTCTGTGTACAACAACGTACTGTTGATTCAAACTTCTTTAGGAAAGGAACGATACCAGTGTGCGCCACTTCTCCACCGCGTATCTTCGCATTGACTCCACGTATACGCCCAGCATTAATGCCAATCCCCGCACGTTGAGCAGTATACCTGCCGATAGCCATATCACTAGCAAAAATACTGTCAAGAGTGTCATCACTATCAACAAGTACGCAACTTGCAAACTGACGTACAGGGGTCCTGACGCCTGCCATAACTGGTGTTGGTATGTTGACTTTAAAAAGTGAGGTCGCATCGTAGTATCTCCTTACGTAATGCATACGTGTTTCTTGCGGATAATTGGCAAATAATGTTGCGGCAATCATCATATACATATATTGTGGTGTTTCAAAAATTTCACCCGACGAACGATCTTGTACAAGATATTTGTCAACTACTTGTCGCATACCAGCGTAGGTAAAGTTTTCATCACGTTTGTGACGAATATAGCTGTCTAAAGTTTCAATTTCTTCTTCAGTGTAAGATTCAAATATTGCTGGATCATAAAGGCCACGTTCAATATTTAAATTAATTATATCTTTAAATGGTAATGCTAAAAACTCTCCAAATACTTGCTTGTATAGTCCGTAAGTTAATAGTCTTGCTGCCGCATATTGATAGTTTGGATTATCTAACGAAATAAGATCATTAGCTGAACGCACTAATACTTCTTGAATTTCATTAGTACTCATACCATCATAAAACTGTAAATTAGCATTCATTTCAATTTGACTACTACTAACCCCGGCTAAACCTTCACAAGCGTGTTCTACTACTTTATGTATTTTGTTGATGTTAAGTGGCTCTGCGCCGCCGGATCGTTTTACGATGTGAATACCGTTAGACATATGTTGACTCCTCGTCTCTAAATTAATTGTTTCTGTTTTCATTTATAGAGTATTTATTGAAGCACTGGCATCGAATAAATCGATTGCGAATATAATGCTTCAGGCAAGTCCTCCTTTGAAATAACACCATCTTTGTAGTTAACACATATGTCATCTACAAATAATAGATAGTGTATTTCTGCCGTTTTATTGTTCGTACTGATATGTATCTCAAAATTACTACCACTAAACTTGTCTGTTAACTGTAGTGAAAAACACATTCCTAATACGACAGAGAACTCACAGTAGAGATTCTCTTCTAATAACTGCCAAGGATCGGGCCAAGTACTTTGACCCCAAGGATCAACAGTGTATCTAGTTTTAGGTGCAGAAGCATAAAACTCTACTACATCTAAAAACGGAGAATTAGAATCCTCAAGAGAAGACCTAAAATTGCTCCAGATGGCTAATCTTTCTTCATACTTTTTGTTATACATTAAGACCTTGACGTTATAGTGTATGTTAAACTTGGAGGTGTTAATGAGCTTTCAGTAGTTGCATTTTTAAATTCAATGTATGCAGTATCTACTGTTGTATCGTTTACATCTCCACTAGTTATATTAACAAGTTTTCCTCTAAATGTCAAGTTAATTGCGTTGCCATTGATGCCATTATCTAAACCTATGAACTCAAAATCATCAGTTACAGATATTTCATCATTCTCTTTATCAATTAATATGTAAAGAGTGCCACGTCTTGTACCGTTTACCTGTGTTGAATTGTACTGGTATGGTATATCAAATGATCTCGATTGATTTGCTGGAAGCCTAAATCCTGTTACCCAGTTTCCGTTTGTACTAATTGGTACAATACTGTGAACAAAACTTTGGTTATAATTAAATAAACCTTCTACTTCTGGAATATATTTTGGACCATCTAAATCTAAGTTTGAGTTATTACTATTAGCGTTAGTAACATTAACGTAATCTTGATTGTAACCTAAGTCATATGTTCTTTCGAACCAATCTTCAATCGTTTCGTTACCTATGGTATCAAACTTTATAATACTTGATGTTGTAGTTGCACTTGTGCCGCCTGCATTACCAACATCAAAATACTTATTTCGCTTAGAAGTATTTGCCGTACCTTTATTAACAATAAAGCCTTGCTCAAATATTTCTCTAAATGTACAATTTTCAAACAGTGTGTTGTTAGGACCGTATGCAACACCGTCACCTAGTTTATCAGCAAGGTCAGCGGCATCAGTATAGTCTACTACTGGCATACTGTTACCTAAACGCACACCGTTAAGTAAAGTTGAAAATGTAATATCTCTAAAAGTGTTATCTTCAATATCATAAGAACTGTTTACACCATATGCAAATCCTTCGATATCAATGTTTTCAAACAAATTTCTTTTTGATCTAACTGCGCCACTAAAGCTCTTAATATTGATGCCTATTGAGTTTGCTTGTATTCCGTCGCCGTCCCAATAGCCTTTTAGTTTTAAGTCAAAAAAGTGTCCGTCTTCAACACTTTGAAGATCGATAGCAGTATTGTAAATATTTGAAACTGCATTTTCGTATCTTAATGTCATTCCTGATATAGAAATATACTTTGCTTGGTTTGATGCACTTAACCCGCTAGTTTCATCATAGTTACCAACAGTACTTGAACCGTTTACTGTAACAAAGATCGGCGAGTTTGCTGTTTGTTCAATAATTGTTTTGTCTTTTCCAGAACCAACTAGTGTCGTGTAAGGTGGTAATTTAAGGCTTGAATCAATTTTGTACAAGCCAGGCGCTAATTTAATAATGCGTCTGTTTTCAGGAGTTGTTTTAGTGTTTAAAAATAAATTATCAATTGCACGTTGTAGTGCAGCCGTTTGTATAACACTAGTATCATTTACTGCGCCAAAGTTTGAAACATAAACTTCGTCATCTAATCTTTGTTGTAGTGTTTTTCTAACTGGCGATCTTGCAGTAGCACCAGTTTGAATAATAGATTCGTTCTTTCTATATTCATACTGATCTGAGATATCAAAAATATTATCAGCTGAAGTAAGAATTTTTGTATTGCCAACTTGTGGTGCGCCTTCGCTTACTGATCCGTTACCAATATAAAGTTCCTGTGAGTCTATTGCCCACCCTAGTTCACCTGAAGCTAATTGAGGTAGATTTGTTTCACCTTTTTTACCTCGTCTAACTTGTATTCTTGATATTTGTACTACAGCCACTTGTTTATCTCCTGCACCTTTATTATGTATTTATGCTCTGTTTGGCTTTCCAAGAGTTCCAAGTTTCAAACTTGCGTATATAATTACCTTTGTTACTTGCAGGCATAGTGCGTTTGTAGTCTTGCCACTTGTCAAAATGTTCCTTGGCTTTAGATAAGTCTCTTTGTAGATAATATCTTGCTAACATACGATGTCTATTGCCTACTTTATGCTCTGAATGTCGTTCTGCATTGCGTATCTTATCTACACGTTTTCGAATACTAGGATCACTGTACTGTCCTACTAGTGAGCCGTCTTTGTAATTAGGATTGTTTTTACCAGAAAGATCATAATCAGCTTGATGCTGTTCAGTAATTAGCGAAGCGGCTCCTGCATCTCTTGTATCGCCTAGTTCAATATTATCAAGTATCCACTGAGGAGGAGAACACCATTCTAATAACGGTGCTAAGTCGTGTTTAAAGTACCCCCAATGAACAGTAGCGTGTACTTCTCTAGGAATCACTACTTGGTTATCAGGATGATTAGGATCAATTCCTAGTTGCTTACATTTATATCTTTGAATAATATGATGGTTATGCAAATTTTTCATAATATGTGTACACCCTATTATACCACTCATTACGCCATTCATCGTATTCGTGCGGCCACACATCAAATTGTTGATAAGTTTCGCCGCCTAACAGCATACCGTCATCGCCACGACTACACATAAAGATATGTCCTTCACGTATGTTAGTGCCGTAGATTTCGTTGTGTGCTTCTGCGTATGCTACTAGCTGTAAGAAGTAATTTTGTACATATTCTAATTTCTTAGGTTTGTTGGTCTGTTTAAAGTCCATAATACAAGGATTGCCTTTGTACTGACCCACTAAGTCAGTTGTACCTGCATACATCTGTGGAACGTAAAGTGCAACTTCACTACCCCATATTTGATCTACATCTACAAGAGCATTATCACGTACTTGTGTTGCCATTGCGTGTGCTTTCTTAGCAAATGGATTACTACCTGGAGTTGGCCATTCACCAAATTCAATATAGTCTTCGAGATACTTGTGCATACGTGTTCCAACGCCTGCAGCCTCTGTCGTAATTTCTTGTGCTTTTGTTTCGCCTACACGTTTACGCCAAGCAATAAGTCCTGACTTGTCGCTAGTGGCGTCTAAGATTGTAGTAACGCTTGCTACAGCGTTGCCATCAGGAGTTAGGTACTTACGTTTCCCATCTATGTTTTTACGTGATATGGGCTTATAATCAAACGTTTTTGTAATTAAGGACATCAACAGTTCCCCTATCGTAATACGGATCTACTCCGCTGTCCTCATCATCTACTGCCTCAACAATTTCAACTTCTGGCACATTTGCCTTAATAATTCTCTCAACGCCCATTTTAAGAGTCATCTTACTACCAGCACAACCTGCGCAGGCTCCACTAAGTTCTAGTATTAGTTCGCCGTCATCGTATTCTTTGAAGTTAATAATCCCGCCGTGTCTAGCAACAGCTGGTTTAATTTGTGTAGCAATTATACCTTCAATCTGTTCTATAATTTCTTTATTTGGTCTCGCCATTATAAATCCTTTATTATCTAGTTTATTATATGATAATAATTAGCGGTTGTCAAGTGTTATTTGCGTTTGTTTGTAGCACGTTTAGCCATTTGACTAACAGCTTTGTTACCTAAATCTTGTTGTGGTGCTGTTGCATCAGCATCTGTGTCAGTTTTGAGTGTGATACTATCCTGGTTAAAATTCTTAACCATTTTTTTGATACGTGCATCACTATCATATGCTGCTTTGAAAGATCTGTAATCGAACTGTTCACGTCCTGTGTTTTTCATTAAAACGTTAAGTTCATCAAAAGAAAACTCGCTAGGCTCCTTTTTCAAGTTTGCATCAGCGAGTCGATTTCTCAGGACCAACGCTAGTTGCGTTGAGCCTTCATTTACTTTTTTTTTGAAAGGATAGAACCTAATTTGCGGCTTCTTTCTACGCTTTCGCGTTTTGCACGGCCTGCTTCTTCTTCGCCGCCTACTGCTGGTTCTGCTGCTGCCATTCCGTCGTCTTCTGCTGGGACTTCTGCATCAACTTCTGCATCCACTGTTGGTTCCATTTCTGGCTCTTCTGCCGGTACTTCGTCACCCATTGGAGTTTCAGGAGCTGCTTCGCCTGTTAATATTCCAACACCTGCTGTAGTTGCTTCACGTGTTGCTTCCAGTGCTGTATATAGTGCTTCTAGTGCTGGTTTCACAGAGTTTGTAAATGCTTCTGATTGCTCCGATCCCATTTCATCACGAATTGAGTCTGCTAGTTCTAACATACTTTCAGTTTGCATTTCTGCTGTGTCTTCCATCCAACTGGTAATGCGGTCTACCATATCTTTAGCCGCCATTACTAATTCAGCTGCTTCTTCTGCACCTTCTTTTACTGGTTTCTTTTTCTTTTTATCTTTAATGGCTTTTTTCATTGGCTCTTTTTTATCGCCATCTTTATCCATATCTAAGAAGTCTGGCTTAGCTGTTTCCTCAACGTCCCCACGCTCTGTAATTTCTGCATTTAGTACATCAAGGAAGAGTTTTGATTTTTGATACGTATCATTTTTTACAGAGTTAAAACTTTCATTAGTTTCTATTTGACTAAGTGTTGTGCGCACCTTATTACGTGCATCAGCTAATTGCTCAAGTGTAAAGTTTTCTAAAGCAATGCGTTGCCCAAATCGTTTTGCTAGGCTCTCGTTCAGCGATTTTGCTGTAACTGGTTTTGAAATTTCTCTTATATTCATTGGTCTACTCTTCCTGTGACTAAAAGTTGTTATAGTTATTTATCATCAAACATATATATACTTATCTAATTCTTCTTTAGCATATTTTGTCTTTGATGCTGCAATATCATATCTTGTTTGTGCAACAAAGAATTTTGTATCATCTTTTGTTACACGCATTGTGTGTTTATAGAAAACAGCATCATTATAATTTTTTTCAATTTCTTTATCTAATTTTTTAATATATTCTATTGGATTTGACAAGTTACCCGATGCTTCTAGTTTTGCAAGTGCTACTGCACTAGTTTTACAAAACATTTTGTCAACTTCCTTGTTAGTTCTAGTGTTAAACACTAAAAATCCAAAACGTGTTTCTCGAACTATTATGTGTCCAATACGTATGCTCTTGCCTTTTACATAAGGAAAATAACTTGTATCAAGATTTCTATTTATTAAAGCTTCTAGCTCTTTAGCTAGTTGAGGAGTTAGATTTTTAGATTTCATTTGCCAGCACCAAAGTCGAACCTTTATTATGTACTTTACTTACTAGACTTTTTCGAATTAAGTTCTCAATTATGGCTTGTTGTCTCTCAGTAAAACTGTCAAGATGAGTTATACTATCTAGCTGCGATAGTATTTCTTTTTCCTCATTTGTAGTGTAGATAGTAAATTCTTCTATCAACTCATTCAGTTTCATTGTTGTCCTTGCACCATTTGCTGTATAATTGGATCTAATTCTTTAGTCTTGTGTACAGTTTTGATTGGTTCGCCTGGTTTTGGCTTTGGGTTTGTTAGTGTAACTTCATCACCCTTTAAATCATCTATTTTAAAGTCAGCAGTTTTGCCACTGTCGGTTGGCATTGGTAGTGACTGACCTTTTTTAAGCACTGCTTTAGCTAGTGCTTGTGCATTTTTTGCAGCAACTTTTTTAGCAAGGCCTCTGCCTACTCCTTGAGCACCTTTAACTGCGGCAGCTCCTACTTTTTTTGCTGCCGAGGCTCCTGCTTTTGCACCTGCTTTTGCAATGCCGCCTGCTGCTTTTGCACCTAGTGTTGCTGCACCTCGAGCTATTCCGGCAATTGCTGGAATGATTTCATCTAACTGTTCTTCGTCTACTCTTTTATCTTTAAACTCGTTAAATCTCATCTTCTTCTCGCTGTCTTTTTTCTAGGTTTTAATTTAGAACGCGAATGTACATTAAGAGTACCTAAGCGTTTACTTGTTTTTCTAGCCCTTTTAGTTCTTAATGATTTAACTTTCATTAATGAACCTTTAGTGCGTTTTGCCTTTTTAATATTCTGTTTACTAGTAACATTTACAGGAGCACTACACGTACTAGGTTTACTTACTATTCTTCCTCTTCGCTTCCCTGTAGTACATCTGTATTTACGAACAATTTTGTTTCCACTACGGCCAGCAATTTGAACATAACCTTCTTCAAGAAAATCTAATTCAATATCTTCTAAATCAACAAATCTCATTATCTTGATCTCTTGTTCAGTGCTGCTACTCGTTTACTTGCTGGACTTACTCTTTTAGTACGTCTTGCTTTGCGTGACATTTTACTACCAATACGTGCTTTTAACCGCTTCATAGCAAAACGTTTCTTCATATCAGGGGCTGCGAAACACTGTTGTATTTTAGACACAATACGTCCGTGTCTACGGCCGCCCGAACAACGATATTTGCGGACAACTTTCTTTCCGCTCTTTGCCCATACACGTTTTTCGTCAAGGCTTATAGTAAGTTCTCTTAGTAACATATATGTATTTAGTTTTTTATGGAAGGGTTTATTGTGGTAAAGACATTAGTAGTACAACGATGGTTGATAATAACCCTGCTACTATTGTTCCTGCTGATCCTATTAGGACCTTGGTCATTGATTTTTGACCTTCTGTGATGTCTTCGTGAATTAGCTCTACTTTCTTTTCGATCTTTGTCATACGATCGTCAAGATTTTTATATCTAATAGCGCACAGATCAACGTGTGCTTCTAGGCTTGTTTTTTCTAGATCTGTTGTTGTAATTTCTGACACCATTATTCTCCGTTAAGTGTATTAAGTAAACTCTTGCGTTAGCCTTAATTGCCTTGGTCGTTAACAGAAAATAAGATGTTCTTGTCTTTTCCTGTAGTTCGGAATAATGCCTTGTCTGTGTCTATAGTTTCGTTTAAGCCTGTAATGATCGGTATAAGATCAAAATCTTCTGTAAGCATATCTAAACTAAGTCCGCCTTCATATTCTATATAAAAATCGAACGTCCAAACGTTTTGCTTACCTATGTATTTATCACTAAAGTCAAATTTACTAGTCGATAACTTGTCAAAACTTGGACTATTATCATAAAAAACTTGAGTACGTAGTCCTAAAGTTTGTAATAATGTTTGGAAATTTGCCTGTTGTTTATAAGCAAACTTATCATTGTCTTGACGTCTAGCTTTTGTTTCAGTAATGTCTATTAGTGTATTGATACGGAAGTTCATACTATTACTTATAGCCATAAAAAAAGGCCCACTTAAAAAGTGAGCCTTTAGTGTGACGCCTTGCAACATCACGATACCTAAGGTAGTTAGGAATTATTGTGCAAAGGTAATTACAGCTGAACAACCTGTGATGTCTGCTGTTGGTCCACCTTGTAGCGCAAAGTGCATTACGCCAGCGTTGTTTGCTGTTCCTGCTACGCCTGCGATTGTGTGACCTTCAAAGCCAATTTCGTCAACGATTACTTTCAATGCTGCATCGTCTGCGACTGCTGCGTCTGTTACGATGATTTGTGTATCTGCACCTAAGCCGTTTCCTGCTTTTGCCACTGCGTTACTTGTTACTGATGCCATTTTTATTCTCCTATAATTTATCTAAATGGTTAAACTCGTTCATTTCTCTCTGAACTTGTTATATGTATTTAGTCTTTTTATAAAAAAATAGGAGTTATATGCTATTTTTGATGTCTCTTGTGCAAGTTACGCAACTGTGCTATTGCACCTGGACCTGCATCTACTATATCGTCTATCATAGCAATAATAGGAAAATAACCTTTAATTAAACTAGCAGGTGTGCCGTGACCTTTTTCAGCTTCTTCTATGAAACGTTTGGCTCGCATAGCATTTTCAGGACCTACTAAGTATCCATATAGTGCAACGTTTCTTTCGTCACGTAATCTTTCCACTCTACGTTTGCGAATATCGGCCCAGGCTCCTTCTTCTAGATGCTTTTCGACCAGACCTTCATTATATAGATCCTTTATAAAATTCATTACTTGCCTCTAGCCATTGCTCTTGCTTGTGCATCAATTTCGTCGTCGCTTGGACCATCATCGAAATCATCTTCGGGCTCGTCTTGTGGTTCAGGATCAGCAACTTTAATTTGTGCTGGTTTTGCTTTTTTAGCAAGTTCAATAAACTCCATTGCTTCTTCTGGAGTAACACGAGCTGACTTAATAACATCTTTTAAATTCTTTGGTCCAAAGTCTGTATTAAAACGTGTTAGCGCATCACCAAAAGAACTCATTCTATTTGATTTTGCAATGTCATCGTCGCTTACGCCTTTGCCCATTGGCATTTTTGCACTCATATCCATAAGCCTGCGACCAAGATCAGCAACCATTTTTGTTTGTGGGTCGTCACCATAATTAGTTTCGTTTACAATATCATTCATTTTCATAATAGTTTTCCTTTATCGTTCAACTGCTCTGTTGTATTTACTAAAAGTTTTACGTGGAACAAGTTTTATATCACCTTTTGGGTGTGCTAGTACATACCCTTCGCCACCTTCAGCTGAGTCATCCTTGCTTGACATACTTGATCTAACAGGTGCCCCTGGTTGATTATCAAGTTGATTAATTACATCATCCTTGACTTGTTGTATCTTTGCAACTATTTCCCATAGTGCATTAAAGCCTTGTTGGTTATTTGCAATGTATTCTGCAATTTTCTTTTTAGCGGGTTCACTTAGTTGTGGTCTTGCCTGTACCCAATCTAAAAAGTCTCCGCCTAAATTATCTAACCCTGTATCCACTTTACTGTTCATATACGAATAAAATACGTCAGATAGCTTTTTAAGTTTCATTTGTGTTAGTGTGTTTATATCTAGCATACTGTCCATTGCCGCAGCATCTTTTGAAATAATTGCTTTAAGTTCTTTAACACTTGTGTCATCAATAGTTGGAGCATCGGATACTGTAACTGGTGGAACAACTAATACGTCATTGCCTTCAAAAATATCTCCATTTTGTAGAGGACCTTCTGTGCCATCTGCACTTACTTCTCTGTGTATAACAATACCTGCTGTGCTTGCACCAATTTTTTTACCTAAGTCTGAATCTTGTTTTACTCTATATTCAACAATGTTTGGTTTAAACACATAGTCGCCACCTTCTGCCATTGGCTTGTTGAAATAAAGCATATCGCCTTTAAAGAAACCTCTATAGTCTTTAGGTGTTGCTTTTTCAAATGCTGTGTATGCACCTTTCATTTTGTCAATTAGTACGCCGTAACCTTCTGGGTCCTTTGCATATCCTGGACGGTTTTTAAGCATTGTTTCTACATCTTTTTCTGACTTTGCTTTGCCGTCATATCCTTTTGCTGTAAATCCGCTCTTGTCGGTGAATATAAAGTTACCATCATCGTCGCGCCCAAAAATGACTGCGGGACTGCCATCCCACTTAACTGTAACATCTGTGTGTCCACCTTTTTCCATATTGATAAGACTTTGTAAAGCACGATTAGCTCCTTTGCTAGGTGGATTTTCTCTAAACACTAAATCTTCTAAGTGTTCAATGCGAGCACCTTCAGTAAGTTTAACTGACTCTGTCAATGGTGTTTTAAATTCGTTAAATCTCATAACGATTATATCCTGACAGTTGTAGTATCCTATTCATCTGTTTATCTGCTAAACTTTCTGTTTGCGTGAGCTCACTTGGAACGCCGATATCTTTTACTGTTCCGTTTTTAGCAAAACTAGTTTTAATTTTTTCTACTTCATCTGCAGGTAAATTCTTTTCTACGGCTGCTAGTAAACTTTCAAAACTGTTTAAATCTTTAGCACTATCTAGTCCTAGTGCTTTAGCAATTTGATCTGGATTTTTAATTGGCTTTTGTATTGGTGTGTCAATGTTCTTTTTAGTATACCCTTTACCGTCTTTGCGTTGTGCTGGTACACGTTTAATTCTTACAAGTCCTTCTGTAGGGCTCCATATCCAACGTTCTATTTCTGCTGGACGTCCGTCGTCGATTGTTTCGCCTGATGCTCTGCTGTCACGTATGGCTGCAATGGTAGCAATCATTAAATTGCGGAATACACCTTTATACTTTGACTCTTTGTCACTAGGTGAATGATAATATGTTTTCATCCATTCAGGGTCGCCTGGCATAAAGTCTACTTGTACATATCCTGTACGCGGCTTAGTTGTTTGTTTGCTTTCGTCGTAGCCTTCAATTTTAACTTTTGTCATTATGACTGAACTTTTAGCAATATCCATAATTAAAGGACACGCTTCAATTTTTTTAACTAGCTCTGGAATTTTGTCTGCATCAACTTGTATTGCAACATCAATATCTCCACTAAATTCTTTTTTACCAACACTGCCAAGAACATTATTTTTTAAGTCTATGCCTAAATGCTTTTCTAATGCATCTAATGTAGGATTGATTTCGTCTATGTGAATTGGTCCTACACCAGGCATTGATCCGCCTTCAAAAAGTTTATTGGTCATTCTTTTTACTCTCAATTACTTTAGTAATACCACGTTTAAACTTACGTGGGTCTCCGCTTTTAATACTGTTTAAGAAACGTCTTTCTAATTCGCCAGCAGTGTTTTCATCGTAGGTATTACCAATTCTATTAAGCAAGTTAATAGCACTTTCAATAATATTGTTTGCTGTAGTTTCAATTAAAAGATCATTGTCCTGGGAACGACCCAAGTTATTCAATTCATCTAATATACTTCTAGTACGTTTCTTCATCGTTTAATGCTCCGTTATTGTATTTAGCGTAGATAAACTATAAATATATATATTAAGACACATTACACTAATAGGGGCTAATATGGGTATTTCAAAAATGACTTTCACTGAGCGTTCTCTGCTGTTTGCAAAACTTAGTAGTATTGCTTACAATGATAACATCAAAGAAGTAAAAAGTCAAGCAAAGCAATTAGGATTTACAACAGTAGAATTTTATAATAAAGAAGGGGCACAAGCCTATCGCTTTATGAACAAGAACGATCTTGTCATTGCGTGTCGCGGAACACAACCAAGCGAATTCAACGATATTAGTGCAGACTTAAAAGCATTACCGGTTGTTGCAGAAACTATATCACGAGTTCATCAAGGGTTTAAGGATGAAGTAGACGAGCTATGGCCTATGGTGTGTGAAGATATATCACGTACTGTTAACATAGGTAAAAAGTTATGGATGTGCGGTCATAGTTTAGGAGCCGCAATGGCAACTATTATGGCTAACCGTTGCGAATGTGATACAACATTAAATAATCCGGAAGAGCTTTATACATATGGTAGCCCACGAGTAGGTTGGCCAACATATGTCAAGAGCTTTGGTACTGTTCATCATAGATGGAAAAACAATAATGACATAGTCACAACAGTTCCACTTGTATTAATGGGCTTTAGACATTGTGGTACTGAACATTACTTAAATGCATATGGCAAATATCGTAAACCTACTGGCTGGCAAAGAGTTAAAGACAAATGTCGCGGCATATGGATGGGTCTAAAACAAGGTAAAATAGATAGCTTTAGTGACCATTCAATGGACGAGTACATTAAGCATTTAACAGATCTACAAGAACAAGTTTGATACTGATTCCTCGTTAGACACACGCCTAATTGCTTCACCAAGTAATTGAGACACGCTTACTTGGCGTGTCTTTTTACAATTCTTAGGGCAACGATTCTTAATTGTATCTGTTACTACAAGTTCGTCTAGTACACTCTTCTCAACCTTTTGACACGCTTCTCCACTTAGTACACCGTGGGTAATATATGCACGAACTGATAGTGCGCCTGCTTTCATAATTGCTTCGGCTGCTTTACATAGTGTTCCGCCTGAGTCAACAATATCATCTACTAGAATAGCGTGTTTTCCTTCTACATCACCAATCAATGCCATTACTTCACTCTTGCCTGCTTCAGGTCTACGTTTGTCAACAATAGCAATGTCGCCATTAAACATATCAGCAAACTTACGAGCTCTCACAGCACCGCCCGCATCTGGTGATACAAATACTGTGCCTGCTTGTTCAACATCTGGGTCATCAATAATACCAATAGTGCGT